AAGCCGTTCTGAGAACGAACGGGACCTGAGAAGGTCGTATTGGCCATGATAGTACCCCTTGCACAAGGATTCGCCGCACAGTCTGTGCATCGTCAGGTCGGGCGTCCTGTCTGCGTGGCTGATGTTACCCTGTGCGGAGTGTACACGGGGAAGAACAAAAAAGAAAGGCCCACCGAAGTGGGCCTTTCACTACATACCCAGAGGGTATGTAGGGGGTTATGCGCCCGGCGAGGCGTACATAGCCAGCGGGTCCGACACGCCGAACGAGTAGCGCTCGCGGGCCTTGTAGCGGACGTTGCCGGTGTCGAAGTCGCCGTCCATCGAGGTCGACATAGCGACACGGACGAAGTGCTTCATACCGTTCGGGATGTCGGTGGTGAGGTACCACGCGTCATTGTCCGTCAGGTAGTGGTTAACGCGGTAACCTTCGGGGATCGACCCGTTGGTGTTCAGCGCGTTGATGTCGTTGTCGGCGGTGCCGACGCGCAGCTCGGTCTGCAGCAGACGAGTTGCAACGAACATCAGGCTCGGCGGAACAATCAGCTTGCGCGGACGGGCAGCGATCAGCAGACCGCGTTCGTCTTTGTAAGCAGCGATGTCGATAACCGCTTGTTCCAGCGAGGTCTCGTTGAGGTCGGCGTCAACCGAAGGACGGTTGGCGTTGGTGCCGCCAGCAACGGTGGGGTGCGCCGAGTTGAACAGAGTCACGCCGTCACCCGAGGTGAAGGTGGTGAAGCCCGTGTTCAGCAGCGAAGCAGCCTTGACCTGCTTGGTGTACGCCATGGCGCGAGCGAGCGCCTTGGTGTAGCGAGCCGAGAGCGAGTCGTACAGGTTGTCTTCCATAGCTTCTTCGGTGATCGAGAAGCCCATGGCCACCGTCTCGTGGTTGTAACGAGCAGTGAACGATTCCTGTGCGTTGTCATACGAGATGGCAGAGCCTTCCGGTTTCACCGGTGCTGCGCCAAAACCGGACAACTTGACTTCCTCTTCGAACGAACGTTCGGAGCTTTCGGTCTCATAAATCTCGGCATGCTCGTTTTCGTACTTGGCGTACTCAAGACCGAACAGGGCGTTAAGGCCCGGCAGCAGTTCTTTAAGGGCCTGTGCGCGTGAAATAGCCATGTGTCAGCCCTCCTTACACGCCAACCGCAGCGGTCAGCTGCGTGTAGTTCAGTTTCACGACCAACAGCGGGTAGGAAGTACCAACTTCGTCGCCACGCGGGCCACCGACGTAGTCGATGATTCGCAGCGGGAGGTTGGCGTCCGTGCCGATGGTGGACGCATCGAGTGCAACGCGCGAGGCTTTGAACGTGGTGCTCACTGCGCCCTGAACAATCGCGGCGTTCTTACCGTAGATGTCGAGAGTGTTGGTGATAGCGTCGTCAGCCATAACCACATAGAGAGCCTGCGGGTCATCAACGACGAACGCCAGAGCGTCCGAAGCGACGGTGCCAGTCGGCCACATGTTGCTGAAAGTCAGCTGGTTGGTCGACGGGTCGGTGTACGAGCAGCCGACAAACACACCGAGCATAGCGATGTCGGTCGAGGTGTCGCCCGTACCGGTCTGCTTGGTGATGGTGGTCGAAGTGCCGTTGTCGGTCAGCATGACGATATCGCCAGCGGCGATGTTAGCGGCATAGCCCGAAGCGATGGGATACTGGCGGAAAACCTCCAGCGAGCCATTGTCGAGACGGCCAGTCACACGCAGACCGAAGGGAGCGTTTACGGAACCCATGGGTTCTTTCCTTCATCTACAGTTTCAGTTCACGGCAATCACTTGCCGAACGAAGTTTTGGTTGAACGCTCGGGCCGAAGCACCGGCATCCGCGGGTCGTTCTCACGCATGAAGTTACGATCAACAGCGTCGATCTGATTCTGCGCGATCTCGAGTTGGCCTTCCACACGTGCCTGTACGTCCTCAGCGGGCGCGGCACAGAGCAGGAGACCACCGACTTCGACATTGCCTTTGAAGCGGGAGTCGACGTCGGACATGATTTGCAGCTCGGGATAGTCAGCAGCCATCACTGGCGCATAACCTTCTCGGAACCGTGCGGAGACATTCGTCATGTCTGCGTTACCCAGTGTAGAGGTGCGAATCCACCGGAACTTCAAGCCGTCCCGTGGCTCGGGGGTAGGCAGCATGGATTGCCGCTTCCACGTCTTTTTGCGCGGACTCGTGTTTTCACGAGTTTCGAGGTCACGTGGGGTCCGGTCAGCCATTTTGCATATCCTTTAGCTTTTGCGCCGCGAATACCTTGAGAGGTACACCAAGGCGCTTGGCGAGAGCGGCCTCAGAGGAGGTTAGCACGATCTTGCGCGGTGCTTTCGTGCTGCGAGCAGCCGGGGCGACCACGGTACCAGCCTGACGTCGGGGTGCTTTTTCCTCAATGGGCCCGTCGTCAAACCTGTCTGGGAACGTGCGGCGAACCGCATCGTCGATCTTAGAGTAATACAAATCACTCTTCGGATCAATTCCTTGTGCTACGAGGTCCTCATGGACGCCCATAGCGAAGCCGGTCATGGCTTTGTCCTTCATGAACCAAGAGTTCTTCTCGGCCCACTGCATCGCCCGGTCATCGGGCTTAGCGATCTGCGGAGCGGCCTGTTGCTGAGCCTGCGGTGCTGGCGCGGTAGGCTGCGCGGGGCGCGGCTTGTAGTTCTGCACCCGGTCATTCTCGACCTGCAGCTTGAGCAGCTTCTCCTGTGCGGCAAGCACAGCATCAGCGTCACCGCTCTCGTATGCGGCCTTGTAGGCGGAGCGTGCGGAGGCGAGCTCGCTCTCAAGGCGGGCCTTGGTCTGGCCAACGAGGACAGTCTCACCCTCGGCGTAAGCCTTGCGAAGCTCCTCGTTCTCCTTGCGAACCTTCTCAGCGTAGGCGATTGCCTCCTCACGGAGACGAACAGCCTCTTCCTTGGCGCGGCGCTCAGCGTGCTGGTCGAACTTGAGCTTGTTGATGCGCTTTTTGACGCTATCGGAGTAACCCTCTAGGTCGTCATCATCGGCACCCTTGGTCTCAGTTTCGACCTCTGGAGCTTTCGGCTTGCCTTTGTCGGGTTCAGGGGTATCGTCCTGAACCTCGATCTCGAGCTCTTCATCGCCCTCGACGTCAACTTCGATGTCATCGTTCTTGTCGGTCATGCTCGGCTATACCCCCGTGGGTCTTCGACAACCGCCTCGACGGTGTCATCGTTGATGAGACGGAACTCTTTGCCCAGAACTTTGAATCTGGTGCCAGAGTAGGAGCGGAAGATGACGAAATCGCCCTCTTTGCACCACGGTCCGTTCGGGAATTTGTTCAGGTCAGCGTATGCGTCAGGCCCTGCCTTGACCACAAACCCAACGATGGACGCCGTTTCCTCAGCCTTTTTCAGCTGATCCGGCATGTAGACTCCACCTTCGGTTTTCTCGCTAACCTCTGGGACGGCGATCAACAGCCTATATCCCGAGGGTTCCGGCAGCTTAGCCTTTAGCTGCTCGTCTTCGACTTTGTTAGCCGTATACATAGTTCCTCCTGCAGTGATTGAGGCTCACAGCGCCTTGCGCGGGACATCCGCGTAACTCAAAGAAGTATAGCGGATGGTATCAGTCCGCAATAAATCTTTTCTCTAGGTCCTTTACGTCGTCGTACATGCGCTGGAGCGCAGTGTACTCGCCGACGCTCCGGCAGTAGTCCTCGTAGGTCTTGGCACCACCCGTTGCGAGGTGGCGCTCAATAGCCGATTTCTGCTCGTCCAGACCGCGGAGCATGAAGGCGAAGAGCGTCTCCTCCATCACTGGCCACCACCGCTAGGCGCTTTGCGCTCTTGGAGCACCCGGGCAGCCTCGATGGCGAGGCGCGTACCCTCGGTCTGAGCCTTGACGTTCTCCCGCACCGCGTCGGTGGCGAGCTTTGCCATGGTGTTTGCTGCGGCCCGTTCGTTCTCGCTCTCGACACGCTCTTGCTGGATGACAAGGTTACCAGCCGACATCGCAGCATTAAGCTGCAGCTTCTTGTTGTCGTGGTCGATCTTGTGGTCGAGCTCTTTCTGTTTGAGCTCGAGCTCTTTCATCTGAATGATTGTGAGCGGGTCCTGAGCCTGCTGCTGGGCCTGTGCGGCTTGAGCGTCGGCCATGTTCTTGTTGAACAGCTTTGCAGCGGCCTGCGCGACCATCTGGGACAGCTGAACCTCGACATCCTCCGGCAGCGGCTCGCCCTCTGGCGGCAGCGGGACACCGAGACGCATCTCGATCTCCTTGCGGTATTGATAGGCGACGTGCTCGGTGACGTGAGCCATGGCCGCGGCCTGAATAGCCCCTGCAAAGGGCGACTGACCAATCATCTGGGCGATCTTCGGGTCCTGCATCGCAGCCATGTGGGCAGCAATGTGCGCCTCGTGGTCTTGGTACAGGAACGCTTTGACCGGGGACTGCTGCAGCAGCGCCATGTTCTCGGCCACCGGGTCCATGGGCTTCATGTCTTCCGGGGTCTTGATGATGTCGCCTGCGTCTTGGATGCCCAGCACCTCGAGCATCTGCGAGTGCAGTTTACCCATGTCATAGAGCTGCGGAGCCTGCTGCGAGAGCTGCAGAGCGGCCTGATACTGCATGATCCGCTGCGCCATGGTGGCTGCGTTAGGATCGGAGACCGGAATCACGTCCACGCGCCCGTCGAAGTCCTCGACGCGGTTAAACTCACCGTCCATCTCGTAGGCGTACTGCTCGGGCATGTGGTCGTGGATGATCCGCGCGAGGATGCGCAGCTCCTGCTTCATGGCGGCGTGCAGGCGGGCTTGGACACCCGACATAACCTTCAAGCTGCGCTCGAGTAGGGCGAGCGTGGTGCCCACCGGCGCGTTTGCGCTCATGTCACCCACTTGGATGTCGGCCACGGAGCCGATGCGACGGCCTTCCTCGACCACGTTACCCAGCAGGGTGTACAGGACGCTCGACGGCTCCTTGTATGGCATCGGGAACAGGCTCTCACGGAGCGTGCCACCCGTCACGTCAGCGTCTCTCCACTCACCGGGCATCAGCGGGGTGTTGTCGCCCTTGATACGCAGGCTGCGGGCCTTGAGACCCGCCGGGAGGTTAGACAGCGTGCCTGCGTCGATGAGCTGGCGCAGGATAGATGTGGCAGACTTAGCCAGACCACCGATCAGGTGGATCAGACCCGTGCCGTAGAACCCCATCCCCGGCAGGTAGGGATAGTGCGTGAAGTGCATCAGCTTGCGCTTCTTCTTGTCATCTTCCTTCCAGTTACGGCGGATAGACAGGACGGTCTTAGAGGTCTTGTCGATTGTGATGACGTAAGGCCGTGCTACACCATCCTCGTCCTCGAACGGCTCCGGCAGGTCGATGTCCACGTGCATCTCGAGCAGGATGCGGCGCGGATCATCCTCGTAAGTCTGCTCCTCTCCGGCCAGCTCGGCGTACTTCTCCTCGATGTCGGTGAGGTCTTTCTCGGCTGTGGGCAGCTCGACGTCGCGGTAGAACCCTACGACCTGCAGCTCACGGACTTCATTGTCGGTCTTCTTCATCACATGCGTGAACCGCGGGCAGACCCGCAGGTTAGACGCGCCGTATGAGACCACGAGGTCTTCCGCGGGGACGAAGATTGACGACGGCATCTCGTTGATAGGGTCGTAGTATGTCTTCTTGAACGCAGACCCAGCCAGCGGCAGGCGGAACAGCATCAGCTCCATCTCGTCGCGGTAGTCGTGCATCTCCTCAGTGATGAGGTAGTTCATCTCTGTCTGGACGCGGTCGGCCTGCTGAGCCTTCTGAGGGGTCAGTTTACCCATGATTTTAGTGCGCACAGGGCCCGATGCGGGCATCAGCTCGCTCATTGCCTGCGCTTGGAATCGCACCACGGACTCGGTCAGCATCGGGTGGTAGACACCGGAGGCACCAGCCCAAGGCTGCGTGCGATCCTCGATCTTCATGCCCAGCAGGTCCAAACCGGTGATGTAGGCAGTCGCCCACTCCTTGCGGCTCTCACGATCAGACAAAAACGACTCAATCAGGTCGCTGGCGAGACTTTCAAGGTCCCCATCGTCGATGCTTTCGGCGAGGTTGGCATCGTGAGCGGTCATATCCTCGCTCTCGTCGTCATCGTCCTCGTCGCCGAAGTCGATAGTCACTTCGCCAGTGTCTGCATCAATCTCGATTGACGGCTCTTCGTCCGTGGCGATGGCTACTTCAATCTCAGGCTCGTCCTCGGGCCCGAACTCGAACGGCGTCATCGGCTTCTCGATTGCCATGGCATATCCCCTGTAGGTCTCTGCGAGACCTTAGCACGAGGTGTCAAACCTCGCAATGTAGTCGCGAGGGGCGCGGATGATTGATGATTAGCCGTAGCGCAGTCTGATCCTCGACCAACACAAAGCCTGTGTGCGCCCCTCATCTAATTCGTACTGCTCCACTACAGCAGCCGCAACCCCTTTTAAAGGAAAAGGCCCGGTGGGGAGAAACACCGGGCCTTCCAGAAGATTCGATTCACCCATCAGCGCTCAAGGAGCCAAAACGCTGACAAGAGTGTTGTAGCACGACTTTAGTCGTAAGTCTACGGGGTGTTGCGCTCGCGCAGGGTCATGCCCAACTTCACGGAGCTACGACGCTTCTGCGCGGCGAGGTCTTCCCGCAGTTTCTTGAGGCGGTTTGCATCCGGGTTGGTCTGGCTCTTGTATGCCTCGGCACGGTTAGGAGTTGTAGCTGGCGCTCCGCTCGTCATCCGCACGACGCCATTTCCTACAGCACGGCCAACGGCCCCGGCGATCCCGTTGCTCTTAGTGGTAGGAGAAACCTGCGGAGCCTTTGTGGCGGGGCCGACGATCTTGGGCTTTTCTGCCGGGCGAGCCTTCGGACGCGGCGACGAGGGAGCCGGTGCGGCCTTCTTAGAAGTAGTGGTCGTCGGACGGGCTTTCGGACGCGGCGAGGTCTCCGGGGCCAAGTTCTTACCGAACTTGCGGGTCTTCACAGGGTTACCCTTACCGTCCTTGACGATGTTACCCTTGGAGTCTTTCATGGGGACCCAGACGAAGTCTTTGCCCTCTACTGCTTTATCTTCATCCCGAGCCATCATGGCCTCCTTTGTAGCGGTTCTGCGAACCGTACACCAAAACTTAGTAGTAGTCCACTTTCCTTCTGTATGGCAGTGGCTCGTCCTGCTCGTCGGTCGGCAGACGGATAAACCCGCCCTGTCGGAACCGCATCAGCGCCATGATCGTGGTGTCCACTTGGTCGTCGTTTGATGCGAACGGGAAGCCCGCGACTTCTTCAACCAGCTCCTCCGCCCAGCGCTTTGGCGGCACCCAGACCAGCCCCGAGGAGATAATGTCCGACACCGAGTTCAGACGCGCCATCTTGCTGTTGGGGTTGTTCGCCGAGCCCCTGACGGGGGTGTACTCCTGCACCATGAGCCCTGAGCGCCGCATCTCCTGATAGAGTGGCGTCCCTGAGCTCTTTTTCTCGACGATGAACGCGTCGGGCTCCCACTGCTGATACTCCTCCAGAGCCAGCGCTTTGAGCTCTGGGAACTCCATGCGCCGCTTGATGGCATTGAGCAGGATGATCTGGTGCATGTTCTCCTCGTCATTGAAGAACACTCCCCACGTCGTCAGAGACGTGAAGTCAGCACGGTTGTGGGCTTCTGCAGCGGCGTCGAGAGACATA